CATGCGGCAGGGCCGCGACCTGGAGGACTATGTGGCGCGCAGGTTTTCCGAGAAAACCGGGCTGGCAGTGCGCCGTGAGTACGGCATGATGCGGAGCAGGAATCATCCATTTATGCAGGCCAACATCGACCGGAGGATCAAGGGCGAGCGGGCCGGGCTTGAGTGTAAGACCAGCCGGGATATCTACATGAAGCGGTACAGGAACGGCGAGTTTCCGATGGAGTATTACTGTCAGTGCCTGCACTACATGGCGGTGACCGGATGGGATGCATGGTATCTGGCAGTGCTGGTGTACGGCACAGACCTGCTGATCTTCAAGATCTGCCGGGAGGAAGCACAGGACGACATCAATCAGCTGGTCGAGGCTGAGGAGGCCTTCTGGACGCGGTACATGGAGGACGGGCGGACGCCGCCTCCGGACGATCTGCCGGCGACCGGGCGCGTGCTGGACGGCATGTGGATGGGGGAGACCGGCGGGAGCATGGACGCGACGGTCACGCAGGACGCGACGATTGACGAGCTGATCGCGCTGAGGGCTGAGAAGCGGGCGCTTGAGAAGCGGATCACAGGCGTTGAGAACCGGCTGAAGGCCGAGATGGAGGAGGCCACGGAGCTGCGCGGAACCGGCGGGCTGGTGACCTGGAAGCCGCAGACGCAGCGCAGGATCAGCGAGAAGCGGCTGAAGGAACTGTATCCGATGGTGGATGTGGACAGGATCCGGGAGAGAGTGGAGACGAGACGCTTTTGCGTGAGAACAGAGGAGGAAGAGTAAAGTGGGTAAAATCAGCGGATATATCACGGTTAAAGAGGCGGCAAAGCGGCTGGGGCTTAGCGTAAGTGCGGTGCATAGCTATATCGAGCGCGGTAGAATTGAGGCAATTCGCTTTGGAGGCATCTATCTTGTTGATGAAGCTGACGTAGAGCGCAAGAAGGGTGACTTTACCCCGAAATACAGAAGAGAGGGCCTGGTCAATCCTTATCGGTTTAATTCGTATGTAGAACGCGAACAGTTCGAACGGGTTAAGGAAACGGCGAAAGCCATGAAGATCTCTGTAAGCGAACTGACCAGCATAGCGCTGGACAAGTACATTGAAGAGGTGAAGAAGAATGGGTAAATTTGCGATGGCGGAGCTTCCGGCGAGCCAGATGGATATCCGGGAAGCGGCGGAGATGATGAAGCGGACGATGGACATGATGGCCGGAGCCAGCGAGCTGCCGGTTACCCGGGTGACGGTGCCCAGCGGCGGCGGAAAGTATTTCAACATGGGCGACGATATGCCGCCGACGGCGGCGATCGAAGGCGTGATCATGGAGAGCCGGTTCTGTAACGCTTACTGGGACAAGCCCATGGGCGAAGGCGACGCGGCGCCCACATGCGCGAGCACCGACGGCATGAGCGGATGGTATATGCTGGACGGCGAGCTGATGGAACGCAGCTGCCGGACATGCCCGATGAACAGGATGGGCAGCGCAGGGAAGGACAAGCGCGGCAAGGCCTGCAAGAACATTGCGATCCTGAGGATGCTGGTGGACGGTCAGGCGCTGCCGGTGGAGGTCAAGGTGCCGACCATGAGCGTGGGTAATCTGAGCCGGTATCTGGCGCGGGAGCTGGCGGCGCGCGGGCTGGACGTATGGCAGGTTACCACGAAGCTGACGCTGAGAGACGCTGTGAACGCAGGCGGCATTAAATACAGCCAGATTGCATTTGAGTGCACGGGCCGGGTGGACGACCAGGAGATCATGATGCTGCGGGGCGCGGTGCAGCCGATGCTGCCGGGCGGCGAGGAGGCGAGTGCGGAATGAATAAATGGATTGGCATAGGCAATCTGGCCAGTGATCCGACACACCAGTACACGCAGAGCGGCAAGGCGGTATGCCAGTTCCGGCTGGCGGTTCAGAGACGGTTCGTGAATGCGCAGGGCGTGCGCGAAGCGGACTTTTTCCCGGTGGTGGCGTGGGACAAGACGGCTGACCTTGCCGGGCAGTACCTGCACAAGGGAGATCGCTGCGCCGTGGTGGGCCATTTGCAGACAAGGAGCTATGAGAAGGACGGAGGGAAGCGCTTCGTGACCGAGATCGTGGCAGAGGAGATTGATTTCCTGAACAGCAAGCGCGAGGCACAGGGGGTGGACAACCCTTCCGGGGCAGCGCCTGTGCAGCAGGGATTTACTCAGGTGGATGACGACGAGCTGCCGTTCTGACGGCGTGAAGGAGGACGAACGATATGAATCAGGTAATGGGAACTTGCTTGTATTGCGGACAGAGTCAGACCATTCAGACCAGCGGAGAGCTGGACGAGCAGGAGGCCAATGTACTGGCCACGCAGAGGTGCAAGTGCGACAGAGCGCTGCATGCGCAGGAGCAGAGCGAGGTTATGGACCGCGTGGACGGTCTGTTCGGGCCGAGGTGCAGAGAGATGGGCTTTGAGTATGTGTGCGACGTTGGCCAGCGCGAGGCGCTTGCACAGGTGGCCGTGCATGTGATGGACGAGTTGTATGACGAGGCGAAGCTCAAGCTGCCGAACGGCGATGTGGCGACGATGAAGCTGACGGGCGGCATGCTGGAGATTTCGCGCGAGATGAAGCGCAAGCGGACGGCGTAGAGAGCAGGAGGAACTATGGCAAAGCCGGGGTTTATGATGTATCACGGAGAATGCCGGGCGCTGGGGGCGTTGAACGACGCCTCCTTCCGCCGGGTGATCGAGGGGATGCTGAAGTATTCTGAGACAGGTAAGGAGCCGGAGCTGAAGGACACAACGGAGCGCGTGGTGTTCGGGCTGATGCGCACCCGGCTGGACGAGGACGAGGCAAGATATCAGAGCCGGATAGAGGCTGGACGCAAAGGCGGCGTAGCAAGCGGCGAAGCAAGGCGAAGCAAGACGAAGCAACACGAAGTATGCTTCAACCAAACGAAGCAAGACGAAGCAACGCGAAGTATGCTTCAACCAAACGAAGCAAACGAACCAATACAATACAATTCCAATACAATACAACCCCAATACAATTCCAATACAGGGAATTCTTCGAATTCCTATGCGCGCGAAGAAGAAGAATTTCCCCCGACTGTGGAGATGGTGGAGGAGTACGTGCGGGAGAAGGGCCTGAACGTGGACGCGCAGGAGTTTATTGACCGGTGCGAGGCGAACGGCTGGCTGGACGGCAAGGGCAGGCCGGTGATCAACTGGCGGACATGGCTGACCGGGTACGCGCTGAAGGCGATCAGGCCGGAGGAGGGCGGCGCGGCAAGACTCAGGCCCGATCCGAGGCTGGCGGCGTTTGAGGCGATGAAGGGAGGCATGGCATGACACAGGACGAGACGATTGTTATGCTTCAGACGATCACGGTGATGTGGCCGGCAAGCAAGATCAATCCGGACCCGCTGACAGTGGGCGTATGGCATGAGATGCTGAAAGAGTACAGCGCGGAGCTGGTGGGCGTGGCGATCAGGAGTCTGGGCGCTACGCTCAAGTTTCCGCCGAGCATCGCGGACATCTGCGGCGAGATCAGCCGGCTGACGATGGAAGCGAGCGGGACGGCGAGCGCGGGCGAGGCATGGGCCAAGGTGCGCAGGGCGATCCGCTGGTACGGCTACAGCCGCGGCGAGGACGCGAGGGCAGCGCTGGGCGAGGAAATCTGGAAAGCGGTTGAGATGGTGGGCGGCTGGCGCGACCTGTGCCTGGGCGAGACGGAACCGGCAGTGCTGTCGGCGCAGTTCGAGCGCAGGTACAACGCCATGCTGGGCCAGAAGGCGCGGAAGATTCAGCTGCCGGAGGGCGTGCGCGAGGAGATGGCGCGGCTGGTCGGGCCGCTGACCGAGCGGCTGGCGATTGGGGGCGGCGACTGATGCAGACCTCACTGTTTAACGAGCGCCGCGCCTTGGGCGAGAGCCACGCGAACCGGGGCATGGCCTTTGAGATGGCGCTTAACTGGCAGCACGCGCAGTATGAAGCGCAGGAGGTGGCGCAGGTACACAAGGAGTACCTGCCCACTCAGCCGGTGAAGGATGCGAAATGGGCCAAGGTGATCGGCAAAGCCACGGTGGACTATGTGGGCCAGCTGGCCGGCGGGCGGTTTGTGGCCTTCGACGCCAAGGACAACGCCGGGAAACGGATTGAGCTGGACCGGCTGCAGGCTCACCAGCTCCGGTTTCTGGAGATTACCGAGGCGCTGGGCGGGCTGGGATTTGTGCTGGTGCGCTTTGAAAGGGCGCGGGTATATGCGGTCCCGGTCAAGGCATGGAAGTGGGCGTGTGAGGCGCACAGGGCCGGACACGAGGTCTACGTCGAGGAGATTGACTGGACGGCGACCGGCAAGGCCAGCATCAATGAGAGGGAGATGAAAGCAGAGTGGATGGTCGATGGCACGGACTGGGCGACGACGATGAGACGATTATCGTCGGGAAAATGACGCTGTCCGAGATTGTGGCGCGCAGGGCACGGGACTACGGGCTGGAGCGCGCGGAGGATCTGGCGGCGGCGATGGGCATGAGCTATCAGCATGCGCGGTGCATGCTGACCGGGCAGCTGCGGAACGTGGGCATCGACGGGCGCAGAGCGCTGGTCAGAGCGCTGGATCTGGACCCGGGAGTGATTGAGAGGAGTGTGAGGAGGGGGTGCTGAGATACACCGACATCACGGGCAGACAGGTGGACAAGGTGCAGACTGCGGTGGAGCGGCTGAAAGCGTTTGAGCCGGAGGACGGCTATTATGTCGCCTTTTCGGGCGGCAAGGACAGCCAGTGCATATATCACCTGTGCGTCCGGGCTGGGGTGAAGTTTGACGCGCATTACAGCGTGACGAGCGTGGACCCTCCGGAGTTGGTACGGTTTATCAAGACACAGTATACTGATGTGTCTGTTGACATACCGCACGACAAGGACGGCAAGCCGGTGACTATGTGGAGCTTGATTGCAAAGAAAAAGATGCCGCCGACGCGGACGTGCAGATACTGCTGCGACCATCTGAAGGAGCGCACGGGCGGAGGGAGGATTGTGGTAACCGGCGTCCGCTGGGAAGAAAGCGCACGCAGAAAGAACAACTCTAACATTGTAAAGGCAATCGGCAAAGCGGCGATACAGGCGGCGTCAGAAACCGGCGTCCGATACGTCCGGACGAAACAGGGCGGATTGATCCTCAATTACGACGACGCAGAGACGCGGCGGACGGTCGAGCAGTGCTACAGGACGAGCAAGGTGCTGCTGAACCCGATTGTGGACTGGACCGAGGAGGAAGTCTGGGAATACCTCAACGAGGTCGAGAAGGTGCCGCACTGCGAACTGTATGACCGGGGAATGAAACGGCTGGGCTGCATCGGATGCCCGATGAACACGCGGGCAGAGGAAGAGCTTGAGGCCTATCCGAAGTATCGCGACAACTACCTCAGGGCGTTTGGGAGGATGCTGCAAGAGCGGGAAAAGGCCGGATTGCCGACGAAATGGACCAGTGCGCAGGATGTGATGGACTGGTGGCTGGGCAAAAAGCGGCTGGTGGATAAGGTTGACGGGCAGATGGATTTGTGGGAGGAGGAATAAAGAATATGCTTGACCTGAACGAATTTGCGAAGGACGTCCACGCCGTGTCCGTTGAGCACGGCTGGTGGGAAGGCGAGGAGAACAACGACGTCGATACGAAAATCGCGCTGATCCACGGGGAGTGGAGCGAGGCACTGGAAGAGTACCGGGCTGGAAGGCCGATGGTGTGGCGTGTTTGCTTGGAGAGCGGCGATGTATGCATGGGCGAATCGTGCAGCGAATGGGTTGACGGCGGTTGCGAGTTGGACGAAATGGCGCATAAGCCCGAGGGCATCGCGGTGGAGCTGGTGGACGGTGTTATCAGAATCCTTGATCTGATGGCGGCGAAGGAGATGGAATTTGAACAGTCGGGATACATTTGCGGCGGGGAGCGGACGCTGCCGCAGCTGGTGGCCGTGCTGCACTATGCGACGGCGATGTCAGGCCCGGAAGATGACGACGCCGCGAGCTGGCTGATCAGCTGCATCGAGGCTGTGCGCGAGTGGCTGGAAGAGCGTGACGTGGACATGGACGAGATCATGCGGCTCAAGCACGAGTACAACAAGACGCGGAGCTACCGCCACGGCGGGAAGAGGTGCTGAAATGTTTGATCCGGGCAAACATCAGCTGGAGATTGCGTATCTGGCCATGCGGCGGTGGCAGGACGAGCTGTGCAGGGTGTACGGCGAGCCTGATCCGGTCCGCCGCGAGGCCAGACGGCAGGAGGCGCTGGAGCAGATTGACAAGTGCTGGGAGAAGATGATGGAGGTGCTGATAGATGGCTGAGTTTCAGGAGGTCATGAGGCAGGCAGAGCGTATGTGCAAGGCACATGATGAGTGCGAATGCTGCCCAATCAAAGAGGAGATGGACGATCTCGGTGAGAAATGCCCATTCTGCGGCGCGCTGGACGTGGCAGCTGTCGAGCAGAAGATTATGGGGTGGGTGGCAGAGAATCCGGAGCCGAGGTATCCGACGTGGAAGGAATGGCAGGATACGAATTTTCCGAACAATGATGCGCTTATGCGGCCATGCATTTTTGAATCTGAGGAGTATTTCGGATGTAAGCTGGAAATCGGGTGCGAAGAGTGCATGAATAAGCCCATTCCCGCCGACATCGCGGAGAAGCTGGGGATCAAGCCGATTGGAAGTGAGAACGATGCTTGAGTTCACGAACACGGCCAATCATAAGGCTCGGAAAGAGTACGTGTGCGACCTGTGCGGCGGGAAGATTGCGACGGGCGAAAAGTATGTTCGATACTGCGGTAAGTACGAGGGCGAGTTCTTTGCCTATAAATACCACGCTGAATGCCAGAAGGTGATCGATGCATACTTGCGCGAAACCCGCGAATGCGAGTATGACGAGGAATCAATAAGCGAATGGCTCAATGAAGCGGTATGCTGCAACCTGTGCGACATCGAGACGCGCGATGATTGCTTCCGGTCTGCTATGAGATGCGAAATGGTGTTGAAGGAGCTGGAGAAGTTGGAGGGAGAACGATGAAAACGCCCGATGAGATCAAGAGGGGGCTGGAGTGTTGCGTGAGTAGTATCCATGTATGCGAAGATTGCCCATACGAATCGTGCAACGGCGTAACGCGGAGACGCACATGTGTTGATGAGTTGGAAGCTGATGCTCTCGCCTACATCCAGCAGCTTGAGGCGAAGGAGCCGAAGTGGATCAGCGTGAAGGAGAGGTTACCGGAAGAGGCTGATGAAGTACTGGTGTTTTGCAGAAACGGTGAAACCACTTGGACAAATCTCGCTCACCGCGTGGGCAAACAATGGTGGCGAGTGGGAGTGCCGATGCAGTGTGTCACCCACTGGATGCCGATGCCGGAGCCGCCGGAGGAGGAACCGTGAAACTGCACATAGATTTCAGGTCAAGCGATGAGGAGCGTAAGCGCCATTGCGGAAACTGCGGCAGTCGTGAGGTTGACGGCGTGAATAGCCATTGCAAGTTGGATGGATCGCGCATCGGATATTGCGATATGGAGTTTCGATGGTGCAGACGTTGGCGGCGAAACCGGAAGTTTGACAATGTGCCGGAGCCGCCGAAGGAGGAAGTATGACAGATGGCTGACATCATCAACCTGTTCGGGCAAACAAGCCTGCTGGGAGACAACGAAACGGGAGGCAGAACATTTCGCAGCTATGCGGAAATGTTCAAGAGCGATCAGGTAAGCGACGATGCAAAGCTCAGACAGATCGAGGCATGGCTGGAATTTACAACGCACAATAGCGTGACAAAGGCTGATCTCCTTGAGGCTTTGCGATGGTTGGTCAGTGTGACTTGTGAGTGAGGAGAATGTATGAGTAGGCTGTATCAAAAGTACAGGGGGAACTTCGGAGCACCTGTGTGGTTTATACGGATGAAAGGTGCGCGGATTATGCGAGAAACGCGCCTCAGACAAAAGGCAAAGGTGAGGCTGCAAATGGCGAAAAAGCTGATGGAAACAGTGAGGTGGAGAGAATGACCGGTGACCTGATCAGCCGGGAGGCGTTGCTGGAATTTGCACACAACCATGTGGGAGGGACGATTGACTGCAATGATATCGCGCGTTTCCCCGCCGTTAACGCTGCGCCGGTAGTGCATGCGAAATGGATGATTGAACGTTGCGCAGCACGCTGTACACACTGCGGCATTGGATATAGGCTGTCGAATGGAGGCCCGAATGCGATGAGATTTAAGTTTTGCCCCAACTGCGGCGCGAAGATGGATTTGGAGGAATGACGATGCGTGACGACTGGCTCGGAGGCTTGCGGCTGGGTCTGATAACCGGCGCGCTGGCGGTGATCGGCGTTGAGGCGCTGATCGCGGTGATCTGGGCGGCGGTGGTGATTGGGAAGGAGATACTGAGGATTGCGGGGTGAGGACGTGGGCAGATATCAGAGCTACGACGACGTGCGGGCTGTGTGCCCGTTTTACACGGGCACGACGCCGATTGACGTCAGGTGCGAGGGCGTGGGCGGCGGAACGTGCGTGATTGTGCGGTTTGCAAACGGACGGCTGCGCAACGAGTACCGGGCGCGGTACTGCGACAACATGAAGGGTTATGAGAGCTGCCCGATAGCGAGGTCGCATGAGATGTGAACAGGGCTCGGCTGCACGGAGGTGCGGTCGGGCTTTTTCTGTGCCTGGGGTGGGGGTGACGGGAAAGGGCGCAGGCGTGGTAAGGTAAGACCGTAAAAACGGACGGAAAACGGAAGGGAGGTGGCGAACGATGGCGGAACGCGACAGCAAAGGCCGTTTTGTGCGGGGAAATACTGCGGGCACAGGCAGACCGAAACGGTCTGCGGAGTTCAAAGTGCGCGCGCGGGAGTATGCGGACGAGGCGCTGGACAGGCTGGCGGAGATCATGCGGGACGCCACGGCCAAGCACTCTGACGTGATCCGGGCGTGTGAACTGTTGCTGGAGCGCGGGTATGGCAAGGTAGCTCCGGCCAGCGAGGAGGACGGCAAGAAGAACGAGGCGATTGTGGTGCGGTTTGAGAATGCCGGGCCGGAGGAGTGGAACGAATGAGCGCTGTGCTGACGCTGGGGACGCCGAACGAGAAGCAGAAGCTGTTCCTTGCCGACCATCACAAGTATGTGGGCTATGGCGGAGCGCGCGGCGGCGGCAAGAGTTGGGTGGTGAGAGACAAGGCCAAGCGGCTGGCGCTCAGGTATCCGGGCATTAAGCTGCTGATTGTGAGAAGGACGTATGCAGAGCTTCAGAACAACCACATAAACCCGCTGCGTGGCGACCTGGTGGGCGTGGCGAGGTACAACCAGAGCGAGAAGATCTTCTACTTTCCGAACGGCAGCACGATCAAATTCGGCTACTGCGCCAGCGACGGCGATCTGGATCAGTATCAGGGCGCGGAGTACGACGTGATCTTTCTGGACGAGGCGACGCAGCTGAAAGAAGAATGGATCAAGAAGATTGTGGCCTGCATGCGAGGTGTGAACGACTTCCCGAAGCGATGCTACATGACCTGCAACCCGGGCGGCCCGAGCCACGGCTATATCAAGCGGCTGTTCATCGACAGGCGGTACAACCAGGGCGAGCGGGCGGAGGACTACAGCTTTATTCAGAGTCTTGTGGGCGACAACAAGGCCCTGATGGAGAGCGACCCGGACTATGTGCATCAGCTGGAGGCGCTGCCCGCGAAGCTGCGCGCTGCGTGGCTGGAGGGCCGGTGGGACGTGTACGAGGGCCAGTTTTTCGAGGAGTTCGCAGACGATGAGCGTCACTATGGGGATCGGCTGTGGACGCACGTCATTGAGCCGTTCGAGGTGCCGGAGAGCTGGCAGATATACCGGAGCTTCGACTTTGGCTATGCCAAGCCGTTTTCGTTCGGCTGGTGGGCAGTGGACTATGAGGGGCGGCTGTACCGGATACTGGAGCTGTACGGATGCACCGAGGATCCGAACACGGGCGTCAAATGGGAACCTGCGCGGATATTCCGGGAGGCGGCGCAGGTGGAGCGGGAACACAGATGGCTCAAGGGCAAGCAGATTCACGGCGTGGCCGATCCGAGTATCTGGGACGGCAGCAGGGGCGAGAGCATCGCCGACCACGCGGCGAAGGAGCAGCTGTACTTCCAGAAGGGCATCAACGACCGGCTGGCAGGCTGGATGCAGGTACACTATCGGATGGCGTTTGACGAGGGCGGCGTTCCGATGATGTATGTGTTCAAAAACTGCAGGGCGTTTATCCGGACGATGCCGATACTGATGTACTCGGAGACCAAGCCGGAGGATCTGGATACGGACGGCGAGGATCATGTGGCGGACGAGGTCAGATATATGTGCATGGCGCGGCCGATTAAGCCGGTGGCGCCGCCTGAGCGCAAGGCAAAGGTATACAATCCGCTGGACGACGAGACCACCTACGGACGATATGACTGGATGAGGATGTGATGAGGATGCCTGATATCAGGAAAGCGGCGGAGACGCTGAGGGAGTACAAGAAGGGCAAGGCCAATCTGGAGGCGCGGATCAAGGAGAATGAAAGATGGTATAAGCTGCGGCATTGGGAGATGGCCACGCGCAGCGCCAATCCGGGCGATCCGGAGCCGACGAGCGCATGGCTCTTGAACAGCATCGCCAACAAGCACGCGGACGCGATGGACAACTATCCGGAGCCGGTGATCCTGCCCCGCGAGGAGGGCGACCGGGCGAACGCGGAGCGCCTGAGCGCAATTATGCCGGTGGTCATGGAACGGCAGGACTTTGAGGATGTGTACAGTCGGCACTGGTGGCGCAAGCTCAGGTGCGGCACGGGCATTTACGGCGTGTTCTGGGACAAAAACGCCGAGAACGGGCTGGGCGACGTGAGCGTGCGCAGCGTGGATCCGCTGTCGATCTACTGGGAGCCGGGCGTGAATGAGCTGGAGGAGAGCCGCAACGTGTTTGTGGTGACTCTGGAGCACGACGACCTGCTGCTGCAGCGCTATCCGCAGCTGGAGGGCAGGCTGGGCGACGTGACGGACGCTGCGCAGTATGTGTATGACGAGAGCATCTCGACCGAGGGCCAGACAGCGGTGGTGGACTGGTATTACCGCCTGACGGACGGCACGCGCACGGTGCTGCACTACTGCAAATTCGTGGGCGAGACTGTGCTGTATTCCACTGAGGAGGACGAGGCACTGCGCGAGACCGGACTGTATGCGCACGGCAAGTATCCGTTCGTCTGCGATACGCTGTTTCCGGTGGAGGGATCGCCGGTGGGCTTCGGCTGGCTGGACGTGTGCAAGGATCCGCAGATGTTTGTGGACAAGCTGGATCAGGCCATCCTCAAGAGCGCGGTCATGGGCGCGAGACGGCGCTTCTTTGTGCGCGGCGACGGCAAGATCAACGAGCAGGAGTATGCCGACTGGAGCAAGGATTTCGTGCACTATCAGGGCAGCGGCGAGCCGCAGGAGAGCATTATGCCCATCGAGCTGCCGCCGCTGAACAGCGTGTATGTGGCGGTCAAGGAGAACAAGGTCGAGGAACTGAAGGAGACCAGCGGAAACCGGGACTTCAGCCAGGGCGGCACATCCTCAGGCGTGACGGCGGCCAGCGCGATTGCAGCGCTTCAGGAGGCGGGCAGCAAGCTGAGCAGGGACATGATCCGGGCCAGCTACCGGGCGTTCAGAAACGTGTGCTATCTGGTGCTGGAGCTGATCCGGCAGTTTTATACGGAGGACCGCTACTTCCGCGTTCAGGGCGAGGCGGGCGCAGTGGAGTATGTCAACTTCAACGCAGCGATGATCGCGGGCAGGCCGCAGGGCGCGATGTTCGGCGCGGATATGGGTATGGCGCAGCCGATCTTTGACATCGAGGTCAAGGCGCAGAAGCGCAACGCCTTCAGCACGGTGGCTCAGAACGAACTGGCGAAGGAGTTCTTCGCGGCGGGCTTCTTCAACCCGCAGCTCAGTGACCAGGCGCTGGCCTGCATCGAGATGATGGACTTTGAGGGCAAGCAGCGCGTGGAGCAACGGATCCAGCAGAACGGCACGATGTACAACCAGCTGATGCAGATGCAGCAGCAGATGGCTCAAATGACCGACATCATCAACGGTCTGACCGGCGGCGCGCTGGGCGGCATGGACGGCGGACAGGCTCCTGCGCAGCCCACAAGACAGCAGGCGCAGGCGGCGACCACGGGCGGCATTCCGGGCAACAGCCGCGAGGCGCTGGCCATGAAGGCGCGCGAGAGGGCGCAGGCAGTGACGGAGGTGCAGTGATGACACAGGTGAGGGTGGCGATGCGCGACGCACTCAACGGGCGCGTCAGTATCCGAGGTCATGCAGGAGACGAGCGGATCTGCGCGGCGATCAGCACGCTGACGGGCGCTGCGCTGAATGCGCTGGGAGATGCGGCCGGGAACGTGGTGTATGAGAGCGGCAAGGTGGAGTTTGACGTGCACATGACCGACGGACGGCAGATGGGCGCGCTGGATACGCTGCTGACCGGGCTTGAAATGCTTTCGGAAAATTTTTCTGAGAGGGTGGGGGTGACGGTGGAGAGCGCTGCCAGCCTATAATGATGTCAGACGCGCGGGAGAGACCGCAGATTTGAGACGCGCGGGAGAGACCGCAGAGGAGGGAAACCCATGGAAAAGGCATGGAAACTGGTGCTGAACCTGTTTGGCGAGGGCGCTTCCGGAGGCGACGGCGCAGCGGGCGGCACAACCGGCGAGGGCGCGGGGCAGGCTGCCGAAGGCCAGCAGACAAGCGATCCGTCTGTTGACCGGAAGGCGACATTCCGCAACATGATCAAGGGCGAATACAAGGCCGAGTTTGACGAGGTCATGCAGGACAATCTGAAGAGGCGGTTCAAGGATCACGACGATCTTAAAAAGCGTGTGGACGACACGCGGCCGCTGATGGAGCTGCTGGCCGGCAAATACGGCGTTGATGCCGAGGACATCGCCGGGATCGTCAAGGCGGCGGAGGCGGACGACGGATATTATGAGCAGGAAGCGGCGGAAAAGGGACTGACCGTTGCGCAGCTCAAGGATTTCAAGCGCATGGAGCGGGAAAATGCCAGGCTCAAGGCTGCTGCGGACGAGCGGCAGCGGGTCGAGGGCGTCAATCGAGTACACGCTCAGTGGGCGAGGGAGTCCGAGGAGCTCAGGGCCATTTATCCGAATTTCGACTTTGACGCAGAGACACAGAATCCGACCTTTTCCGGCTTGCTGCAGGCGGGCGTGGGCGTGCGCGCGGCGTATGAGACCACGCATCTGGACGAGATTGTATCGGGAGCGATGCAGTTTACGGCGCAGAAGGCCCAGCAGCAGACTGTCAACAACATCCGCGCCCGCGGCATGCGGCCCGACGAGGGCGGTATGGGCACGCGGGCAGCGGGTGAGGCGAGGACGGATGTGAGCAAGCTCACGAAGAAAGAAAGAGCTGAAATTGCAGAGAGGGCAATGCGTGGAGAACGGATTGCCTTCTGATAGGAGGGCAATGAAATGAGCTGCATGATTGCGGACAACATCCTGCGCAGATTTGCGCTGGTAATCGATCTGTTCAACAACACCAACACGACCAACGACGCCACCGAGGGCAACAACCTGTCGGCGGAAATGAAGGAGTATTACTCCAAATACATTATCGATCTTAAGGATGGCGAGCTGATCCATGACCAGTTTGCGGACAAGTATCCGATCCCCAAGAACAACGGCAAAGTTATCACCTTCCACAAGTTCGCCCCGCTGGTCAAGGCCCTGACTCCCCTTACCGAAGGCGTCACTCCTGATGGCCAGAAGCTGGATGTTTCCGAACTGAGCGCAGAAGTGGCTCAGTACGGCGCTTACGTAGAGACTTCTGATGTGCTGAACATGACCACGGTGGATCCGATGATCGTTCAGGCCACCAAGATGCTGGCTTCTCAGGCGTACCGTACGCTGGATACCGTAACCCGCGAAGTGATGGTAGGCGGTACCAATGTGCTGTACGCTGCGAAGAACGGCGTGCCGGTCACTTCCCGTGCGGACATTGACGACACCACGCTGGTGGATACCAAGCTGTTCAAGAAGGCGGCTATGATTCTGAAGCGCCAGAATGCGCCGACGATTGACGGCAGCTATGTGGCGATCATCCATCCGGATGTTGCCTACGACATCATGAACGACGAAGGCTGGATCGATGTGCACAAGTACATGGACGCCACCAAGATTTTCGACGGCGAGCTGGGCAAGATCGGCAATGTGCGCTTTGTGGAAAGCACCGAGGCCAAGATCTTCATGGGCGAGGGCAGCGGCGACGCCAATGTCTATGCTACCATGGTGGTTGGCAAGGGTGCTTATGCCACTACTGACATCGAAGGCGGCGGCCTGAAGCACATCGTGAAGCCGCTGGGCAGCGCCGGCTCGGCTGACCCGCTGGATCAGCGCGCGACCGTCGGCTGGAAGGCCATCAAGACTGCCGAACGTCTGGTCGAGCAGTACATGGTCCGCATTGAGAGCGGCGCGGCCGAAGGTGCGACTGCGATTGCCAACTAAGGAGGATATGCATGGCTACTGTGAATAAACCGGCCAGAAAGATGGTCAAGATCACGCTGTTCAAGGACAAGGGCAAGTACAAGGATCCGGTGCCTGTCGGCGTGAATGGTGAACAGTTTTTGGTGCAGCGCGGCGTAGAGGTGGAAGTGCCGGACTACGTTGCCGAGGTGCTGAAAAACAGCATGAAGCAGGATCAGTACGCCCTTGGCGTGATGGAAGAACTGCAGAAGGGCGCTGACTGGTAAAAGGAATATGAGAGCGGGGGTGACGAAAGTCCCTCCGCTTTTGCTATATTTGGAGCAGGAAGGCGGTGAGGAAATGACGATCAGAGAGGCGATTGACATCTGCGACCGGCAGAAGCCGAACGGATATGAGTATGAGGACAAGGTGCACTGGCTGGATCAGCTGGACAGGCGCATATTCCGGGAGCTGGTGGTCACGCATGAGGGCGGGCAGGAAGAGTTTCAGGGCTACGCGGCGGACGTGGACGAGGAGACGGAGCTGCTGGCGGACGAGGCGTATGCAGAACTGTATGTCAAGTGGCTGTTTGCGCAGATTGACTTTGCCAACGCGGAGATGCAGCGCTACAACAACAGCGTGACCATGTTCAACACGCTGTACAACGCCTATGCGGACTGGTACAACCGCGAGCATCTGCCCAAGCAGCCCAACTGGGTGAAGGGAGCGAGGAAATGAATCTTCCGTATCTTTCCGAGGTGGCGAAGAGCCGGGACTATCAGATTGAGTTCAGGGGCCTGAACCGGAATCTGTACGTCAATGAGACGCAGTTTACGGACACGATGAACCTGTGTGCGACGCATTATCCGGTTATGGCTCCGAGGGCGGCGCGGGCGAGGGTGCGGCATTTTACCAACCTTCAGGGCCTGTACGCACGGAACAAGCTGTGCTGGGTGGACGACGGGTATTTTTACTATGACGGCGTGCGGTACGGCGACCGGCTGACAGACGGCAAAAAGCAGATGGTGGGCATGGGCGCGTATATCCTGATCTTTCCGGACGGCATGCGCTTCAACAGCCACACCAAGGTATGGGACGCGCTGGGCAGCGCGTGGACGGCAAGCGGCGCGGTGCGGGCGGCTATGTGCAGGCTGGACGGCAGCGACTACGACAACGTGACGGTGAGCGAGACGGCCCCGGAGGGCCTTGAAAGCGGCGCGTTCTGGCTGGACATAAGCGGCGACAAGGATGTGCTCAAGCTGCTCTCGGGCGGCGCGTGGGTGAGCGTGCCGACAGTGTATGTGCGCATCGAGGCGGAGGGCATCGGCACGGCGTTCAAGGAGGGCGACGCGGTCAATATCGAGGGCATTGAGGGCGTGAACGGCAGCTACTCGATACTGGGCCGCACAGAGGACAGCATCACCATCACCGAGGTGCTGCGCAGGAACGTGAGCCAGACCGGAGGACTGACGGTGAGCCGCACGATTCCGCAGATGGACTTTGTGTGCGAGCTGAACAACCGGATCTGGGGCTGCTCCAATGAGAATCACGAGATATACGCCTGCAAGCTGGGAGACGCGACCAACTGGTTTGCCTTTGACGGACTGGCCAGCGACAGCTACGCGGCGACGGTGGGCAGCGACGGAGACTTTACGGCGTGCTGCGCGTTCGGCGGTCAGGTGCTTTTCTGGAAGGAGGACATGGTGCACAAGGTGATGGGCACCAAGCCCAGCAACTTTCAGATCAACGACACGCCGATCCGGGGCGTGCAGCAGGGCTGCGAGAGAAGCCTGTGCATTGTCAACGAGAGCCTGATGTACAAGAGCCGGGAGGCTGTGTGCGTGTACGACGGCGGAACACCCATGGACGTGAGCGACGCGCTGGGCGTGGAAATGTATGAAGACGCGGCGGCAGGCGCGCAGGGCGACCGATACTACATCAGCATGCGCGGCGAGGACGGCGGCCACGATCTGTATGTGTTCGATGAAGCCAAGGGCCTGTGGTTCCGCGAGGACGAGACGCGGGCGATGTGGTTTGCGCAGCTGGGCGGTCAGCTGTACTACGCGGACGAGGCGGGCGACATGTGGGCGGTGCGCGGTACAGCAGAGGCCGGAGCCGAGGCGGAAGGGCTGTTTCCGTGGTATGCGGAGACCGGCGATTTGCTGGTCAACATGCCGGACAACAAGTATGTGAGCCGCATACAGATCCGGGCGGGCGTGGAGAAGGGCAGCAAGCTGAAGCTGGAGATGCTGTATGACAGCGAGGGCAAATGGATAACCATATTTGACCGCGGATACAGCAGAAAGGCCAGCTTCACAGTGCCGATTATCCCGATGCGGTGCGACCACTTCCGGATGCGGATCAGCGGCGTGGGACGAAGCTGCGTGTACGCGGTGAGCAAGGAGATTGAGATGGGGAGTGAGTTGTAATGGCGCAGCTCAACCTGAGCCTTCCGTCGTTTTCAGGGATTGACCTGAGCGACGAAAAGCAGCTGCGGAAGCTGACCAGCTATCTGTATAAGCTGGACGAGCAGCTGAGATATGTACTTGCCAATCTGGGCGAGGAGAACCTGAGCGACAGTCTGCGCACGGTGATCAACACCAAGAGCGATGCGACGGTGATCAATGAGCTGACCGGGCGGCTGCAGCGGCTGAGCACGCAGATTGTGCAGACGGCGGAGGCGATCACGCTGAAGGCCAGCAAAGAGGAACTGGACGCGCTGGGCAATGAGCTTGAGACGAGCGTAGCTGAGTTCGAGGTGACCGCCGAGGCCATCCGCTCGGAGGTCAGCGACGCGGCCAGCGGTCTTCAGAGCCAGATCGACCAGCAGGCAGGGGAGATTTCTCTGAGAGTGACCGGGGAGCAGCTGGCAGCCGGACTGGACAGCAAGCTGGACGCGGACGCGCCGAGCGTGGGCGTGGTGGCCGGCAGCACGGTCAGGATCACCGAGGACGAGGTGGACATCACCACGCCGAAGTTTGACGTCAACATATTGGGCGATGACGGGGCGACAACTGCGCTCAGCATGACTCCGGACGGCGCTGCGTTCAGCAGCCTGCAGGCGCCGAACGTCATGCCGAGGTATGACGGGCCGACTGTGCTGTATGTCAACCCGGACTATTCGGCCAGTTTCATAGCAAGCTATAGCGACCGACTGCGCAGCCTGAATGACGCGTTCTCTAAGTTGTCCGGTAAAATAGTTGACAGAAAGATCACGATTTATCTGGATCATTCCAGTACCGAATACGGCAATGCTACTTTGCTGGGAACAGTTTTTCTTCAGGATCTGGAGGTGCGCAGCTGGGATACGACCAATCATCCGGCCATATCAGGCAGTATATCGATAGAACAATGCAGCGGACGTATTGTGATGTATGGTTTTGACGTGCTCTCCACGAGCGGAATCAATGGTATTTTTCTGGACGGACCTTCAATCATACTGGAGCTGTCGGACGTTGTTTTGAAGGGCAGCGGAAACAGCATTGGCATTTTTGCAAAACACGGGGCAAAATCGTACATTGACGGATGCCAGATATACAACTATGAAAGGTCGGTCTGGGGGGAGACCATGACCTATATGCTGGTACGGTATTGTAAGGGCAACTGCATTCTGGGAACAAGCAGCGGGATTTTGTCGCTGAGCGGAACCATCCCCTGTAACCAGACAAGCGTTACATACTATCAGTGGAGCGGCGGCGTGGTGTTCGAGGACATTGTCTCTGTCGATCAGGGCACAAGCAGTTCTGCGCCGACGCCAACAACTACCACCACTGCAACGTATCTTGCAATATCTACCGGCAGCTACAAGGGCAGCGGCTCAAGCTACCGGACCGAAGTCGGTCAGGGCTGGTATGACGGCATCGGGCGAGTGCGCGGCTGTATGTGGTTCGATAATTCCGCGATCCGTTCTGCGCTGTCGGGCAAGACGGTATTGAGCACCAATCTGCGGCTGAGCATGCGCAAGGGCGTGGGCCGCGGCGCGAGCGTGACGGTGGAGCTGTGCGGCACAGCTGCAAACAGCGGAGCGTCCAGCGCGGCAGTGACGAAGAATTATGGCGTGATCGGCACGACAAGCCCGGGCGAAGTTGCGACGATCACCATTCCGAACGAGGCGCTTACAGACCTCAACAATGGCACGACCAATGGCCTTATGCTGTATTCGAGTGATACGGGAGCGTACAAGGATCGCAGTTACTCGAAAAACTACGCGATGTTTGACGGTTACGACACGGACGACAGCCTGAAGCCCATGCTGACGATCACATATCAGGGATAGGACACCTCATCCGGCGCTGACGCGCCACCTTCCCCTCAAGGGGAAGGCTGAAAGGAGTGAAATATGTGGGAATTGTAGAGAAACAGGTGATCCGGTTTGCGCCGACGCGGAAGCTGCAGGGGCGCAGCATCGACCTGGGCAACGCCGGGGACAACATGGTGAGGCGGCTCATGTTCGCGCTGCCGGAGGTGGACGGAGCGCAGACGGTAACGCTGATGTACGGCGGCAAGTATGCGGACATGATTCAGCTGACCTATGAGGACGGCAAGTGGGTGACCGATCTGACGGCGGAGATGATCGGCGAGGCCGGCGAGGTGGAAGGCTATGTGCGCGTGGACGGGCCGGAGGGCGAGAAGTGGCACAGCGACGCATTCCGGCTGGTAACCGGCGAGGTCCCGGAGATCGAGGTGCAGATTGAGAAACTGTATCCGACGGCGGTGGATCAGATGCTGACGGCCATGGCGGAGCACAGGGTGGAAATGGACGCGGCGGTGGAACGCGCTGAAGCGGCTGCGGACCGGGCAGACGGTGCGGCCAGCGGCAAGGCAGGCGGATACTACAAGCCCAGCGTGGTCGGCGATATGCTGACGTGGGAGGCCAGCGAGGATTATATGCCGGAGGTGCCCGGCGCGAACGTGCGAGGACCGAAGGGCGACACGGGTGAGAAAGGCGAAACAGGAGCGCAGGGGCCGAAGGGCGACCCCGGTCCAGCAGGCGAAAACGGCCTGCAAGGTATTCAAGGTCCGGCAGGTCCGCAGGGTGAAACAGGCCCTCAGGGAGTGCCGGGCCCGGAAGGCCCTCAGGGACCTCAGGGCGAGCGGGGTGAAAAGGGCGAGACTGGTCCTCAGGGCATACAGGGTCCTAAGGGTGATACCGGTGCTGATGGCGAACAGGGCCCTGCCGGTGAGGACGGCTTCAGCCCGACGGTGGCCGTGACCGAGATAACCGGCGGCCACAGGGTGACGATTACGGACGTGAACGGCCCGAAGAGCTTTGATGTGGCCGACGGCAAGGACGGCACAGGCGGCTCCGGAGGGAGCGGTGCGGACGGCGAGGACGGCGGATATTATCAGCCGACTGTCAGCGCGGACGGCGATCTGAGCTGGAGCGCGAGCAAGGCAGGCATGCCGGCTGTGGCGACGGTGAATATCCGGGGGCCGGAGGGCAAGCAGGGCGTTCAGGGCGAGACTGGTCCGGAGGGCCCCAAAGGCGATAAAGGCGACACCGGACCTCAGGGCGAGAGAGGTCTGCAGGGTGAAAAGGGTGAGACGGGTGCACAAGGTCCTCAAGGCGAACAGGGACCTGCCGGTCAGGACGGATATACTCCGGTCAAGGGCGTGGACTATTTTGACGGCAAGGACGGCAGCCAGGGCGAGGATGGGTTCAGTCCGACTGTCAGCGTGAGCGCGATTGCCGGCGGTCATCAGGTCAGTGTGACGGACGCGAGCGGCACGAAGGCGTTCAACGTGATGGACGGTCAGCAGGGACCACAGGGCGAGACCGGTCCGGAAGGTCCACAGGGGCCGCAGGGCGAACAGGGCCCACAGGGAATACAGGGACCTGAAGGACCTCGGGGCCCGGCAGGCAGCGACGCCACGGTGACTGTGGACAGCGCGGTGACAGAGGGCGGCACGAATCCGGTCAACAGCGCGGCAGTCATTGCCTACGCTATGCCGGTTACGGCGATTGTGTTTACGGAGAATGATCCGGGCGACGGCACGGCGAGCAGCTATCCGGACGGAACGGTGGTGTTGGTACCGTGAGCATTTATCGTGTGGAAAACGGCGTACACAAGAAGATTGAGACGCTGTACGACGTGCAGAACGCTGTGAATCGGAAAATACAGAAGGGCTACTATGTGCTGGGCGGCGTGCATAAGAAGGTTTATGAGCTCAGCGCGGGCGCGGTGGTGACGTACAACGGCCAACACGAGCTGTTGGGTGACGTGACCGTGAGCGGAGTGGTGTATACGCCGCTGAGATGTAAGAAGACCGGGACGCTGACGACAACTGCACCTCTGCAGTATTGGATGTGCGGCGGCGGTGGCGGCGGCGCAACAATGTCCACGAGGGATAACTCTGGTGGAGGTGGCGGCGGCGGTTATGTCAAGAGCGGCACAGTCGCGGCAGGGACGACGGTTGTTGCAGTAGCGGGAGCGAGCGGCAAATCAAGTGTGGGCAGCGTTACCGCGAATGGAGGAACGACTGCGACCGGCAAAAACGGCGGCGCAGGAGGCAGTGGCGGTGGCGCCGGGAACTATAGAGATGGCACTAAGGCATCTGGTGGCAGCGGTGGCGGCGTATCAACGTACCCGTTCGGTCTGACAGCGCTGAAAGCACATTGCGGAGGCGGTGGCGGCGGCGCATCATACCAGAGTAACAAATTTTGTCGCAACGGCGGCAACGGAGGTACAAATGGCGGACGCGGTTCAACACCGTCAGAACAAACCTTCGATTATCCGGCAATCGGAGGAACTGGCGGCAGTTACGGCGGCGGTGTAGGGGGTGGCCTGACGGGCTATATGTCAGCAGGTTCCGGGTCAGCGGCATCGTTTTATGGCGGCGGCGGTGGCGGCGGCGCAATGGGATATATGTCATACGGCTCCGGCGGTTCCGGCTATCAGGGCGTGGTATATTTTCTGCTGCCCAAGGGTGCGCAGTTCAATGCAGGATGAGGAGGATGAGATATGATTGGAGCGGTTGTAATTGACGACATTGTGGATAATGTCATTGTGATTGACGAGGCGCAGGTGGAGAGCATCAGCAAGGCGCTGGGCGCGGAGATCATCGACGCGCGGCCGTATGGGCTGGCCATCGGCGACTACCGGACGCCTGATGGCGTGTGGACGAGAAACGACGGGGGCGAGCAGGTGGCGCTTCAGCTCATCGAGCGGGAAGAGCGCAATGCAATCGCTGAACAGACGGCGATGGAAGCGCTGGCTATCCTGACCGGGGAGGTGGATGTATGAACGGTCTTCTGAGCGAGTTTGACAAGGCGAGACTGGCGGCGATCCGCAGCGTGCTGGACATGATGGTGGATGAGATCGGCGCGGCGGACGAGGCGAGCTTCAACGCAAGGGCAGCGGAAATCAACAAGAAGGCTGCGGCCATTCCGGTCTGGCGGGAGGACAAGGACTACAAGCGCGGCGCAATGGCGATTGATCCGGCGGACGGCGTGCCGTACTGGGCGATTCATGACCAGGGACCGGGTACCGGACAGGTACACAGGCCAAGTCAGAGTCCGACCATGTGGGCGCACTGCCACGGCACGACGCCTGAAACGGCGAGGGAGTTTGTGGCGGAGAGCTACAATCCGTACAATGAGGGCCATTATTGCGTGAGCAAGGGCGCGGTCTGGCGGTGCAAGGTGAACAGCTGCGTGTATGCGCCGGATGCGTGGCCGGACGCATGGGAGGCGCAGGTGGAGACGGGAGTGTTTGAGGAGTAGAGAAAAGACCCTGTGGGCGGGTGTGACATCCTGCGTGCAGGGTCTGTTATTATGTGGGGAGAAGGAGCGTGATGGCGATGGCAAACTATTTGCAGATGGGCAGCAGCGGATCGAGAGTCCGGGAGCTTCAGGAGCTGCTCAACAAGCAGGGATACAATCTGGTGGTGGACGGCATTTACGGCAGCGCGACGAAGAACGCTGTGCGCAAGTACCAGCAGGCCAACAAGCTGGGCGTGGACGGCATCGTGGGCGATGAGACGTGGGGACATCTGACGGGCGGCGGCAACACGGCAGTGGACGGCACGGGCGGCGCGACGGCTGCGCCTCCGAGCGCGACTACGCCGCTGGGCAATCAGTACAACCCGACGGAGACGACCGGAAACAAGACTGACCTTGGCAAGATCGAGGGCATGGGGCCGACGTTTCAGCCTTCGACGGCATATAAGGACGCGCTGGCGGCGCTGCAGGGGCATCAGGCGCAGCAGCCGGGCGCGTATGTGAGCCCGTTTGCCGACCGGCTGAACGCGCTGTATGAGAAGGTGATGGGCAGACCGGACTTTAAGTACGACTTCAACGCGGATCCGATCTATCAGCACTACAATGACCAGTATATGCTGAATGCCAAGCGGGCCATGCAGGACACGATGGCGAACGCCGCGGCGCTGACCGGCGGGTATGGCAACAGCTACGCACAGATGGCCGGACAGCAGGAGTACGCCCGGACGATGCAGGGCCTGAACGACGTGATTCCGACGCTGTACAACGACGCGTGGAACCGGTATCAGCAGGAAGGTCAGGACATGGTGGAGCAGCTTCAGCTGACTCAGGGCATGGACGAGGCGGCATACGGGCGGCACAGGGACGCGCTGAACGACTATTACACGCGGCTCAACTATCTGTACGGCGCGGCTGAGGACGCCTACAACAAGGACTACGCGCTGTATCAGGACGCACTCAGCAAGTGGCAGGCTGACAGAGACTACTACTACGGCAAGACGCAGGACGACCTGGCGCAGGAAAACTACGAGGCGGCGCAGGCCGGAAAGAGCAGCGGCGGAAGCTCGGGCGGAGGAAGCAGCAGTAAGGGCAGCGGCTCCGGCGGTGGTAATGTAAAGGATGACGGGAAGGACAAGGATACTGCGAAGGATGAGAGCAGCGACAGCGCTACCACCTACAATATCTTCGAGGCGCGACGGATTCTCAACAATATCTGGGAGAAATACGGCATCGCGGAAGCCAAACGCGTAATGAACCAGCTGATCAATGACAAGCGGGTTACCGGCGACAACGCGAAGAGCAAGCTTCAGGAGACGATTGATATTCTTTCGAAGAGGTGAGAAGATGGCCAACAAGACCAGTCAGAAAAAAATAGACCAGTTCCTCGCTGATTACGAAAGCAGCAGAAAAAACGGCGGGGCTGAAAAGACTTCGGCTGACAAGGGGAAGTCACAGTATCAGACCAGTCAGGATAAGATCAGCGGATATCTGAAGGAGCACGAAGAGGTTTTGAAAAACAGCCCTTCGCGCCAGCAGATGATTGCGCTTGAGCGCAAGGCGACACAGGAGCGTATCGCCGCGAGAGAAGCGGAACGCAAAAAGGCCAGCCAGATTTCCTTAGATGAGTTCAAGGCGGCGGCGAACAGAGGCAAGTGGAGCGGCGGCTGGCTGCTTGATCTGCTCACTCCCTCCGTTGAACCGCCGAAGAACACGACGCTGCCCGGCTACATCAAACCGGTGACGGATACACAGAGTTATCGGGACGCGCTGGCAGCTCTGCCCAAACTGCCCGAGAAGCAGAACACGGCACAGAGTACGCAATTCAATGCGGGAGACTACCTGAAGGGCGCGTTGGCAGCAGGCTGGGCCGGTATTGGCAGCAATATCGCGAAGGGAGTCAATGCGGCGCTGGAACCTCTGCAGGAGGCAGGAGTGGACGCGCTTCAGTGGGTGAGCAAAAGAACGGCTTTGCCGGATATTTCTGACGAAACAGCGAACATTTTGAAGGGCCGGAAGGCGCTGGGCGGCCTGTATGACTGGGCGGTTGATCCGGCGGAACGGACGGCGGCCTATGCGCAGCGGGAAGCTGCCAAGGGCGGATACTGGGCCGAAGTGGGCAATCAGGTAATTCAGAGCGCGGTGCAGCAGATCCCGAACATGATTGCTTCGGCGGCGACGGGCGGCGGACAGCTGGCGGCCGATCTGGGCTCGCAGGCGGCAGGCGGCTTTGGCGCGGCAGTACTGGAGAGGGCAAAGGCACTGGTAAGCAGTCCGGCATTCGCGAACAGCTATGTGCAGATGTACGGCCAGCGGTTTGAGGACGCGCAGGCAGACGGCGCGAATGCGTATGCGGCTACGCTTGCGGCGACGATCACCACACTGATGAACTCGGCGGTAGAAATGGGAGGCGGTCTTGAGGGACTGCCGTTTACCGAAAACGGAGTGTTGGAGTGGGTCACCGGCGCACTGGAGGAAGGGCGGGAAGAAGTGATCCAGCAGGTAATCGATCAGCTGGGTCAGAAGGCATACATCAACAAGAACATCCCGTGGTACTCGGCGACGGACGAGAGCGCGGTCATTAACCCGAAGGTGCTCATGGAGAATCAGATGATCGGTGCACTGTCCGGGCTTGTGATCGGCGCTCCTGCGGCGGTACTGAACCGGGTGACCGGAGCGACTGTGCAGGAAGACGAGGAGTTTCCGGAGGACGTGTTGCCTGAGATTTCCGATACTGGTATGCAGATTTTGCAGGATCAGAATATGCTGGGGCTGGAAGAAGCCAAGGATAAGAACGGAGAACGGACATGGGGCAACTATCCGCGTTTTACCGAAGAAGAATATGCCTCCATGCGCCGACTGGCTGAGCAGGCCTACGACAGGCAGCAGGAGACGGCCCCTCAGTCGTCTGCGGCGACAGCTTCCCTTGGGAAAGGGGAGCAGGATGCATTGCCCGCCAGCAGGACGGTTGACCCGGAGATTGAGAGGATGGCGCAGGAGTACGGCGAGGACGCGAGCGTGTTCAAAAGCCACTACAACGGCAGCGATCCGGAGCAGTACAAGCGCGGGTTTGACGCGATGTTCAACGCCGGCAAGAGCGGCCTGAGCCTTGAAATGCTGGGCGGGGTGAGCGACCAGCTGACGGCAGGCATGGACGAGGCCACGAAGCAGAGTATTTACACGGCGGGCCGGAACCGGGCGGCAAACACCATTACTCCGGGTGCGAAGAACCTGACGACCAAGAAGCTGACCAGCGAGCAGAGGACTTTCCTGCGGGTGTGGGATGCAATCGGCAAGGAGTACGGGTTTGAGGTCGATCTGGTGGACGACGTGAAGGATGCGAACGGCGCGTATAGAAGCGGCGGACGACGGATTGTGGTATCGGCCAATGCGACGGAGGGTGCGTTGACACAGGCAGCGGGCCATGAGACGGTGCATTACCTCAAGAGCGTGAATCCGGAGGGCTACAGCGTGCTGGAGGATACAGTACTCAGGTATCTGACGGACGAGGATTCGATGTTCGATCTGGAGACCGCGATCAAAGAGCGCATGAAGGAATATGCCGGGAAAAACCCGACGCGTGAGGAAGCAATTGAGGAGATTGTGGCCGAGGCTGTGCCGACCTTCTTCAGCGACCGGGCGGCGGCAACTGAATTTGCCAACCGGAACCCGACGCTTGCAGAGAAGATCCGCGACTTCTTCTATGATTTTGTGAAGAAAATCCGCGAGATTGCCGAACGGTATATGCAGAGCCAGAACCGGGACGAGATTGCTAATCTGCTGAACAAGACCGAGGCGCTTACTGAGATTGCCAGGACGCTGGACGCGGGCCTCAGAGGCGCGAAGGAGAAGCCGGCCGGCAAGGCGGACGGGGAGGTTGTGACGGCGAGGAAGAAGGAAATCAAGGGCGCGGATGATGTGTCGAAGTGGAGACCGGAAAATCAATTCATGAATGAATACATGACCACGACAGAACGCAGGCTTTTTGACGCCCACTTGCGCAATACACCGAAAAAGAAGTGGCCCCGATCAAAAGACGGTTATTCTATCGTTGAAGCCGGACGCGCTTTGGTGTATACTGATTACGCAAAGCTGAATCCGAAAGTAAACCGGGTTGTGTATTTTTATATTGATGATGGCACGGAACTGAGCGGTGCCATGCATATCTGGCGCAAAGGCGAGAAGGAAGGTGTTGATAATGACCGAAATCGGGAAGTTGTCGAAAGTTATTATGGAGACGGATGCGTCGTGGTCTATCATTACGACGATTGGAGAGAAGCTGCGCGGGAAGACGAAAGCCGAAAAGGAACGGATGGCCCCGGCGCTGGCGGAAGAAGTCAAGAGGATGGTGGCGGAGGAGAAGAACTCAAATTCTCGCTGAAAGACAATACTGCTTTCACCAGATGGTTTGGAGACAGCAAGATCGTCAATGCCGACGGTACGCCGAAGGTGATGTATCATGGCAGTCAGGCCAGCTTTACGGCATTTGACAAGAAGAAGGCCAGAAGCAGCGGTTTGTACGGCAGAGGGTTCTACTTCACGGACAGCGATACGCATGCCGGTCAGTATGGCAGCCTGTATCAGGTGTATCTGAAGGTTGAAAACCCGTTGACCCCGGACGGCAGCACAGTGACCAAGGCACAGGTGAAGAAATTCCTTGAGGCAGTCGCAGAGAACGAGGATGACTACTCTATCGAGAACTACGGGACATATGACGTTGATGAAATCATGAAGAAGGTGTACAAGAAGGACGCTTTTGCTGTGATTCAGGACATCAATGCGACTGCGATTGGCGATATGGTGGAAGCTGTGAAGCTGTTTAACGAGGTGAACGGAACCGAGTTCGACGGCATTGTGGTTCCGACGGAAACGGTGGTGTTTGAGCCCACCCAGATCAAGAGTGCGACGGACAACGTGGGCACGTATGATCCGAATAATCCGGATATCCGATTCAGTCTGAAGACCGAGGAACAGAAGGAAAGGGAAAAGGCTGACCGGGAGAAAAACAAGCAGGTGCAGAAGGCACAGGCGGAGGACTGGCAGCAGGTGAGCGCCGGCGAGATCATGGTGCAGGACCTGAAGGTGGACGAGGAAACAGTGCGCAGACAGGCTTCCGGGGCGCTGAACAAGGGCCTTCGGGACAAGCTGAACCAGCAGATCGGCATGGCGGCGAACCGGATTCTGCGTGACACCGAGAGCAAGTACGGACGCGATGAACTGAAGAAGAAGCTGCACGAGATCGTGAAGCAGTACGCGGCCCACGGCAATGTTACGCTGGCAGCCGAGGAGCTGGCGGGCGCGGTGATTGACCAGAGCGTGCGCCTGAAGCAGAGCGAGGCGGCGGAGCAGTATGCGGACGTGCGCGAGCAGCTGCGGAATGCACATATCAGCCTGACGGAGACGCAGAGGCAGGAGGTCGCAAACGAGTACGGCAGCGTGGACGCGTACCGCAAGGCGGTATTCGGCACGATGAACGTGCGCAGCGAGGGAATGACGCTGGAGAGCCTGTGGGATGAGCTGAGCGGACAGCATCCGGAAATCTTCCCGCCAGATACGAACGAGGCGCAGATGCCGGGCGTGATTGCGCAGTTTGACCAGATGATGAAGCCGAGATATGAGAACATTCACGGCATGGACACGGCGGCTGCGGTCACCGATCTGGCGATGCGGATTCAGGGCGACGTGCTGGGCATGGTCGGCGCGAAGAATGCGGCGCATGATCTGTATGTACGGGCGGATACCTTCCGCGAGCAGGTGCGCAGGGAATACGACAGGGAAATCCGGGCGCAGCAGAAGGCCAGAGTGGACGAGTTCCAGCAGATTGCCGGGAAGCTGAAGGCGGCGAAGGACAAAGGCGACGACGAGGCCCGGAAAAAGATTATGGCGGAGTACCGGAAGGTGCTCAATAAGGTGGACACCAGAACGGCGATTTCAGAGGTGCGCGCAGCAAATCGGGTACGCAACGAGCAGATGAAGGAGAACCGCGAGAGAGCCAGACTGCGCGACAGCATCGCGAAGCGCGCGAACAGTCTGATGAATATGCTGGTTAAGCCCGAAAAAGGAAAACACGTACCCACAAAACTACAGGACAGCGTCCTGAAGGTGCTGGAGATGCTGGACATCAACAGCGAGAGAGCTGATTACCATGGGACTGAAACGCAAAAGTCCAAGGACTATCAAGGCAGTGTAAGATGGCTGCGGTATTTTTATGACGAAGTTTGGGACAGACAGTCTAAAGGCGAGACTCCGGAGGAACTGGACGGCCTGATGATGACGCTGAGCGAACGAAACATCATGGATATCCGCGACGCAATTGACATATTCAGTCTGGACGGCGGAGTGATGGTGCTCAGGGACATGGACTCCTCACAGCTCAAAATGGTGGATACGCTGCTGAAGACGGTGAAGCAGTCGATAGAAAGCATCGGAAAGCTCTGGCGCATTCAGCGGTACGAGAGCATCATTCAGCTGGGCGATGCATCCATTGCCGAGATGGACAGCCGCGGGCCGCAGAAGATCACAAACAGCACAGTCGGCGGCGCACGGGATTTCTTCGTGCTGGACAACATGGAGCCGGTGAGCTACGGCGAGCGGCTGGGCGAGGCAGGCGCAGAGGTGATTCAGAGCCTGATGGACGGCGAGAAGATCAAATTCGGCAAAATCCGCGAGGCCAGCGAGGCCACGGAGAAGATGCTGAAGGAGATCGGGCTGCGCAGCTACGACATCGGCAAGTGGAGAAAGCATGTGCAGACGGTGACGCTGGGCGGCAAGAATGTACGGATGACGGACGCCATGCTGATGAGTCTGTATCTGACGGCGAAGAGACCGCAGGGCAGACAGCATTTGCTGGCGAACGGCATGCGCATTCCGACCACCGACCGGACCGGAGGACAGGTGAAGACCATTCTGCTGAGCGAGGCTGACCTGACCTATGCTGCCGGGCTTCTGAGCGACAAGCAGCGCCAGCTGGCAGACCGGATGGGCGAGTATCTGAGTACGGCAGTGGCCAAGTGGGGCAACGACGTTACCCAGAGGCTGTATCTGTACGATGCTTTCACGGAGAAAAACTACTGGCCGATCACCAGCGACCCGAACGTGCTGAAAACGCAGGAACCTGAGGGCGAACGCGCTTTCAACGCCATTATCAACGCTGGATTTACCAAGCCGGTCAACCAGAAGGCGACCAATGCGGTTATCGTGACGGACGCATTCGACGTATTCGGCAATCACATCGGCGAGATGGCCAGCTACGCGGGCTATGCCGAGGCGATGACCGACACGATGGCATGGCTCAACTACAAGCAGCGCAACAGCGAGACCAGACTGGTTGAGGGCAGCGTGAAGGAAAGCATGGAGAGCCTGCTGGGCAAGGGCGGCATTCAGTATCTTACGAACCTTGTGCAGGACATCAACGGAGCGCGGCGGGGCGGCGACAGCATGCAGCTTAATAAGCTGCTGGGCAACTACAAGAAGGCCGCGGTCATGGGCAAGATCCGCGTTGCAATTCAGCAGCCGACCAGCATTGTGCGCGCGGCGGCGGAGATCAATCCGTGGCATCTGATCAAGGCGCTCAGGCCCACCAAGGGGCTGCCCAAGGGCAAGAGCATCGGCGAGTGGCTGAGGAGCAACGGAATCGTTGAGGAAATGCAGAAGTGGTCGAATCTTGCATGGTGGAAGGCGCACGGCAACTACGACATCGGCATCGGCAAGGGCACGGACGCGATTCTGTGGGGCGACACCAGCATCAAGGATGCGGTGATGGAGAAGATCGCCACGCAGGGCGGACTGGTGGACCCGGGCAAGATGGACGACCTGACCTGGGCGCATATGTGGCTGGCGGTGAAGAGCGAGATCAAGCGGAAGCGCAAAGATCTTGAGGTGGGCAGCGACGAATACTTCCGGGCGGTTGCGGAGCGCTTTGAATACGTGATGGACCGCACACAGGTGGTGGACACGGTGATGCACCGAAGCGCCCTGATGCGCGGCAAGGACGGCCTTGTGAAGAGTCTGACCAGCTTTATGAGCGAACCTACCAAGAGCTACAACATGCTGATGAGGGCGGTTATGGAAGTCGGCAGGCATCCGAAGGACGGAGCAGCGCATAAGAAGCTGGTACGCACGACGCTGGCTTACGTGGCGAGCGCGGTGGCGACGGCGGCTGCAACGGCACTGTATGACGCATTCCGGTACAGGGACGATGAGGATGATGTGTGGACATATCTTCAGGGCCGGTATTGGGGCAATGTGTGGCAGCAGATGCTCAAGGCGATGATCAGCAATGTGAATCCGCTGAGCAACATTCCGATTATTGCGGACGTCTACGACATGACGGTCAACGACGGAGACGCGCCGACGGTTATGGCGTTTGAAGGCATTACCGACCTGATTTCTGCAGCACAGACGGTTTACAACTACACGCACGGCAACAACAGCCGCAAATCCACTGTGTACGGCGTGATCAAGCCTGTTCTGACAGCAGTATCCTCTTTGTACGGCCTTCCGCTGACGGGTATTCTGACGAATGTGGAGACCATCGGCAGAGTGTTTGACCCGAAGTGGATGCAGACCAAGAGCGAGTACGCGACGCAGGGCAAGGCCTACGAAAAGCTGTACGAAGCGATCAGAGACGGCAATAAGGAGAAGGCAGCGGACATTCGCAGGCGGCTGAAGGAAGGCTTGTACGGAGCAGCGCCGAAGAATCCGAAGGAGATCGACACAGGCATTGCCAAATATCTGGCGCTGGACGACGAACGGATCATGAAGTACTGGCAGATGCGTGAGAAGGGCAATCAGTACAGGGAAATGGTTGCGCTGCGCAAGGAAATCCAGAAGGATGGGTTTACCGAGGAGCATGTGGTTCAGGCCGGCAACCGCATTGAAAGTCTTTTGAACAACCAGTACAACGAGTATCTGGAGGACGGCATGACCGGAGACGCAAAGGAACTCAAGGAATATGCCGCCAAGTATGATATGGTACTGGAAGAGGCTGCAGCCAAAGACATGGAAGAAGAACTGGATCCGAAGATGTTCCAGTATGATCATCTGTTTGCGGCCATCCGCAACGGCGATCTGGACGATGTAGAAGGTGTTGCCGGAGTGATGGAGATGGAGAGCGAGGCAGAGGATCCGGAGGAAGCTATTCGGAATCAGGTGTCCGGCGAATTCCGCGAGGAATACATTGCAGCGGCCAGAGGCGGCAGCACAGCCAAGGTGCGCGATCTGGACAAGAAGCTGGACTACTTCGGCATTGATGCAGAAGACCGGGCGGCATGGATCAAGAAGGACCGATACGAGGATCTGGGCGAGGCGCTGGAAGCAGGTAAGACAGGCAAAGCCGACGAGTATGTGGAACAGCTGCGCGAAAGCGGGGTATCGGACGACGATATTGCCAGCAGCGTGAGCAGCAGATTCAAGGAGACATACATCGATCTGGTCGTGAAGGGCAAGGACGACGAGGCGGAGGAACTGGCCGAAATGCTGCGCGACTTGGGGCTTGTGACGCCCAAGGGCAAGAACAAGTACCGGCAGGATGTTCTGGACGACTGGGTGGAGGCGTGGTACAAAGCGCAGGAAGAAGAGTGATTCCTGATTGACATTTCTCCCGCCATACGGTATAATCCATGAGCCAAGAGGAATCCGAGGTGGTAGATTTCGTACCGACCACACGCCGATGGTATGACAGGGCGAAAGCCTGAGAGATGCGGGAGAGGGTACGCCCGCCGGATTCCGGAGAAGGCCGTTTTGCGAAAGCGGGACGGTCTTCTTTTTTTTATGCGGGTGGGTGTGACGGGCACCCGCCCTTTTCCTGTACAATGGGCGCAGGAGGTGAACGATCATGGCAAGACCCAAGGTGGGCAGCGCGAGGATCGATGAAAACGGCAAGGCGCACGGCGGTCAGGCGGGCAGTCAGACGGCGAAGGAGGTCTCAACGCAGAGCTGGTACTTAAGCAGCAAGGGCTGGCGGGTGCTGAGACACAAGGACGCGGAGGCGGCGAGGCGCGCGGCCCGGCAGATGCAGATCGCCTGCGACAGCGAATATGTGGGCTATGACCAGCATGAGCGCGATACGCTTCTGAAGGCGGCTGAGCCGTATGGCTGGGATATCGGGCAGGTAAAAACGCCCTGCGAGACCGACTGCAGCTCACTGATCCGCGTGTGTGAGGCGCACGCCTTCGGCAGGGATATTGTGGCGGAGCAGACCAGCGCGCGCTTTTACACCGGTAACATGGTCAAGGTGCTGCTGGCGACCGGGCTTTTTTATGAGCTTACGGGCAGCAAGTACACCGAGAGCTATCATTATCTGGGCGTGGGCGACATTCTGGTCACGGCGACGAAAGGCCACACGGTCATGGTGCTGGAGAACGGCGACAAGTACGAAGGCAACGTGGGCGCGCGCGTGTACGGGCTGGGCGAGCGGATCATCAAAGAGGGCGACGCAGGCCCGGACGTGAAGATCCTTCAGAGCTACTTGGTCAAGCTGGGCTACGACGTAGGCAAGTACGGCGAAGACGGCGACTACGGCCCGGACACCATGGACGCGCTGGAGAATTTCCAGCTGGATCATTATCTGCCGGGCGACGCTGAGTACGGCCCGGACACGCACAGGGCGCTGCTGGAGGCCATCGAGGCGCTGGGCGACGACAGACCGGCAGTCAGCGAGCCTCAGGGCGGCAATCTGACGGTCCTCGACGATGACAACTGGAATGTGCGGACCGGCCCGGGCACGGCATACAGCAAAGTGGGCGTGCTGCATCCGGGCGACATGGTGCAGGAGGTGCGGCTGGACGGCTGGAAGGCGATCCGGTATAAAAGTGAAGTGCGGTTCGTGAGTGAGGGTGCCTTCAAGGCGGAAGGAGGCTGATACCATTGACGAACGAGCAGCTGACAGAAGAGGTGATCCGGCTTGAGAAGACGCAGGCTGCCCAGCAGGAGCAGATCAAGACGCTTTTCGGGCGCGTTGACAGGCAGGACACGCTGATTGACGTATTGAGGACGCAGACGGCGACCATCGGCACGCTGGCGGACGGACAGGCGCGGATTGAGAAAAAAGTGAGCAGCCTGACCGGAGAGCTGGATGAGATCAAGCAGAAGCCCGCGAGAAAGTGGGAGAACGCGGTGGATATCGTGTTCAAGCTGGTGCTGACGGCCATGGTGGGCGTGCTGCTGGCGAAGATGGGACTATAGAGAGGAGAGATGAAACATGGAGCAGAACAGATTCAGAAGCTGGGCGCTGTGGGTGTCCGTTGCCGGCGCTATCTGGGTGATCCTGAGCGCGTTCGGCCTGACCGAGGCGTGGGGCCTGCAGGAAACTACCTTTAAGACCGTGCTGGACGCCATCGGCACGGTGCTGATTGCCTTTGGTATCGTGAACAACCCGACCGACAAGGAGAATTTGTAGGGCGGTGATAGGATGAGGGAAGATCCTTTCCCGGGCGTTGGACGTGCTGAACTGGCTGCCCGGATAGACAACGCGAGGATCAGCCCGACAGACCGGGAAATCGCGCGCATGCGTCTTCTGGACTGCGAAGCGTGGGCTGATATCGGCGCAGCGGTACACATGGACCGGCGCACAGCTGCCAGACGGCTGGACAGGATCAAGGGTATATTGTGAGGACTCGGGGAGAAATCCCCGGGTTCTTTTGTTTTGCCCGGAAGTGCCCATGATAGAGACATACATGCCCCCGCCAAACGGTCGAAAGCGAGATAATGAAGCCGTGGAAGGGCCCTCCACAAAGACAATGAGACAAACATGAGGAGGGATAAATCATGGCGGAATTTGCAAGCAAGGGCGTAGCGGGTACTGCGCTGGGACTGGGCGCAGGCGCGCTGGGCGTTGAACTGCTCAGAGGCGGTCTTGGCGGCCTGTTCGGCGGTCAGGCGGTATGCAACGAGAACATGCCGGTGAACCGGTACGAAGCGCAGCAGAACGCCCGGATTGCCGAGCTGGAGACCGAGGTCAAGCTGCGCGACGCAAACACCTACACCGACCAGAAGCTGCTGGAGGTGTACAAGCATTTCGACCACAAGATCGAGCACATCAACGGCAAGCTGTGCGAACAGGCGGTCTGGAACACCGCCCAGACCGGCACGATCAGCTGCATGGCTCAGCAGATCGCGGCCCTCAATGGCCTGACCAAGCTGGTCATTCCGGGCACGAGCATCTGTCCCGAGATGATGCCTCGGTACAATAGCTACACGCCTCCGACCACAGAGGCCCCGGCTAACGGAACCTAACCTGACAAGCGAGAGGTCGGCGGCAATCGCCGTCGGCCTCTTTGATATGGAGGTGGCAGTATGATGCACTATACCAAGGTCGTGCAGGGGCTGGCGATGTATGCGGAGAACGAGCTGGTGGGCAAGATGGCAGGAAGCCTCAAGGGCTGGATCGCCGGTGCGGCTGTGGCAATGCTGGCGGACCGTGCTGACGCATATGTCCGCGGTTTGCTGGACAACGAGATGGCCAAGACGTTCAGGCTTGTGGACGGCGAGAATGTGGATGTGGACGCCGTGTACAGATACATTCTGCC